TATGTTAGAGACTTTGTTTATAGTCCTAGTGGTTCTACAGCAACATTTGTACTTGATGAAACTACACCATTTACAAGACCTGCAGGTTTCCAAACACTTACAGGTATAACAGTTGCTAACCCAGGTGTGTTTACTAAAAACGATCACAGACTACAGTCAGGTGCTATTGTTAGATTTAGATCAGTAGGCGGCGGGTTGCCAGCACCACTAGTAGCAGACAGAGACTACTATGTTTTTGAAGATAGTTTAACAAACAACACATTCCAAATCAAAGCAGACTTTGACGGAAGTGTACCTATTGAGATTACAACACCTGGTAGTGGAACAATTCAGTACCAAAGAATTTACGAAGTGTTGATGCCTGGTAACAGATCAATGCTATCAAACGACTTTACACAAGTTGCTGATATGGGTTACGGCTTAATTGCAACTAACGGTGGTTTAACTGAATCAGTATCAATGTTTACATATTACTGTTATGCATCATACTATTCAATCAACGGTGCTCAAATACGTTCAGTGGGCGGTTCGTCCGCACACGGTATCTACGCACTTGTTGCAGAAGGTTCAGATCCTTTAGAGGTACCAACACCAGTTTCATTGTATAATGATCTTGCACAAAGAGTAGATTGTTATGCACCTACTCCAGCATTTGCTACAACTACAAACGGATTGTTTGTTCACGTTACAAACTATGATTACACACCATTAAACAACTCAGAACTTGAAGTTGATCACGGAAACTTAATATTTAGATATCCAGTTACATCTGTAACAACACAAGATTTGCCAGCAGGCGTTGCAAGACTTAACTTAACATCAGATGAAACAGGAAACTTTGATGGATTGTTTGCACAGATTCCAGATGGAACTAAACTATCGTTGCGTTCAAACTCACAGGTTATTTTAACAGGTGATATTGTTAACGTTGCTACAAGACCATCTACAGGTTTAAAACTTGCTGAGTCGAAGAATGTTTATCGTGTACTACAGTTTGAAGACCATAGTGATACAAGAGGAAATTTTGAAGTAGAATTTACTCCGGGTGCAATTGCAACTATACGTATGTACGCTATTATTGATAGTACAGATAGCGGAACAGATATTGCTACGTTTACATTCCCTCATAGATTAAGAACTGGTGACACATTTGTTCCAACATCAACACAGATAGGAATGACATCAGGTGTTACTTACTATGTTAAAGATGTTCCAAAGTATGACCAAGCAATATTTTCTACATCACCAGGTGGTGTTACATTAGGACTTACAACTGGTTCAAGTTTAGGACTTAAAGGTTTAATTCCGCACAAACAATTGCGTAACTACATCTTTACGTTTCTCTCAACTGGTACTTTGCCAACAGGAATTATTGAAGGTCAAAAGTATTATGTTAGAGAAACAGGACTAACTACAACATCATTCCAAGTTAGTGAAAGTTTAACAACAAATGCTATTGGTGTAACTGATGCAGGTACTGGTACTATTACAGCAAACGTTGAAGGACTAGGTAAAACTACACTTAGAGAAAACTATGATTACATTGACCTAACACTTTACAAACCAGGTGAACTTGTTGGTACTACAGGTGCAGGGTTAACATTCTCGGAAGGGACTAAAACACCAGTTACAATTAGTATTGCTGCTCCGGCAGTCTTTACTGCTGTAGGACACGGTTTAGTACAAGGTGATTGTATTGTATTCCAAACAACAGATAAATTGCCAACAGGTCTTAGTGAAAGCATACACTATTTTGTTTATAGTGTTCCAACTCCTGATACATTTACAGTAAGTGCGGAATGGTATGCTTTGGCTGCTGCTACACAGGCAGAATCAAGTGTTCCACAAGCAGGTACACACACGTTTGCTAAAGTAAAAGGTAAGGCAGGTGATACTGAAATTGCTGTTGTTCCGGTTGCTCCAGCAGATAGATCAAGGGTTCCTGGTTCAAGAGTATTATTCCTAGGTGAAGAATACGTAATTAGTAGTTACGAATCAGAAGATGATATTAACGTTAGACCATATGCAAGAATTACACTTGATAGACCATTAGAACAAAGTGTATTAGACTATGGTGCAACTTATACAATTAGAAGTGCTGTACCAGTAAGAAGTGTAGGTGCAGACGGTAACTTAACAATTAGAATTTCGTTGACTCGTGTTACATCACACGATTTATTAGACATTGGTACAGGTTCGTATGCAGATACTAACTATCCAAATGAAATTTACGGGCCACCTGTTAATTCTGTAAACGCAGCAACTGAAACAGATGAACGTGATGTGGGACGTGTGTTCTACGTAACAACTGACCAATTTGGTAACTTTAGAGTTGGTCCGTTCTTTAGCGTTGACCAAGGTACAGGACAGGTTACATTCTCAGCAGCGATTGCATTGAGTAACTTGGATGGACTTGGATTTAAACGTGGTGTTCCGATTGCTGAATTTAGTACAGACTCAGGGTTTAGTGATAACGCTGTTGATACAGTTCCAACAGAAAACGCTGCTCGTGTTTACATTGAAAGACGTTTAGGTAAAACACATAATGGTGCAGCAGTACCACAAGGTAACTTACTACCGCCACTAAGCGGTGGCTTCTTAGCACTAGACGGCGGCCTTCCTATGAAAGGTCCAGTAGATATGAATGTGGTCAACAAGATTGTTAATCTTGCTGATCCTACTGATGGTACAGATGCTGTTAACTTAAGAAGTTTAACATTTGAAAACATTCAAAACTTTGGATTTACTGACACTAAAGCAAATGAATTTATTGTATTCACTGGCGTTGGACAACAAGCGATTAACGCAACTGTTGTTGGAGACATTGACTTTAACATTGATTCGACAGCAAACACAATTGATGCACAGATTAATCCAGACACAATTTTAAACGCAGACATTAACAGCACAGCAGGTGTTGAACAAAGCAAACTGTTAATGAATCTTGCAGGTACTGCGGCAGCAGCGCCAACAGGTACGCAAGCAGATAAACAAGCAGCAAGTGGTGTTGTTAGTTTTGACGATGCACAATTTGTAGCAAGTAACGGTTGGATTACACTTAAAGATAATGGAACTCCAAGAAGTGCATTAGCACAAGTTACAGCAAGAAGTGTTATAGGTAACAATCAACTTACACTTGACGATGCAGCAGACGTTCCATTTACAACTGTTGTAGATAACGGTGGTGCTCTTAAGAAAGCACAATACGGTACTACAGGATTTGTACGTAGAACAAACGCTTTAAGTAATGCATCTGATTTAGATTATACAGTAATTGAAGCAGTTGCAGCATACACTGGATCAGGTGATAATAATACACTAATCCAAAGAGATAGTAATGGTGACTTTGCTGCAAATAATGCAGACTTTAGTACATTAAAAATTGACACTAAAACAGCAATTGATACAGGTACTATTTCATCAGGTGGATTTATTAGACTTTATACATACGGTGGTAATGGTGGTATTTACTTACAAGATGGTTCACTATCATCTGATAAAACTAACCAGTACTGGAATAATAAACACGAATTTAAAACACAGGACGGTTTGAGTAATGCTCCAATTACAGCAAGTAGTGTTGAAACACTTGTTTTAACAACAGGCGGAAATACTACTACTGGTACAGTAACAGGTAGATGGAGTCTTACAGGAAGCAGTCCAAATGAATCAAGGTTTGAAGCAACTTATGCTGCTGACCTTGCAGAATACTACGAAGGTGACAAGGAATATGAAGTTGGAACAGTGTTAGTATTTGGCGGTGACAAGGAAGTTACAACTACAAAAGATAAAATGAGTAGAAAGGTAGCAGGTGTTGTTTCAGATAGAGCAGCATATGTTATGTACAGTGCTTGTCCAGGATTTAAAAATCTTGTAGCACTACAAGGTAGAGTTCCAGTTAAAGTAGTAGGTAAGATTGAAAAAGGTGATACCCTAGTAACTTCGCACATTGAAGGAGTTGCAATAGTGTCAGATGATCCGAAAGCAGGAACAATTATTGGTAAAGCAATTGAAGCATATGATAGTGATCATATAGGAACAATTGAAGTAGCGGTAGGGAGATCATAATGGCATTTAATAATAACGTTAGTCCGGGAACACCACCACTTAATTGGCAAAAGATTAAAGATTCTTTTGATGTTATCAATGCTAACTTTACACAAATTGGTACAGCAATTGCACAGTATCGACCAGTTACTATTATAAACATTGATGCAAGCAATCCTGTTAAAGTTACTACAAATGGTAGTCACGACTTAGAAGCAGGAGCACGAGTATCAATTACAGGTTCAGGCGTTTCGCAACTAGATACTAATCAATACTATGTTACTATTAGCAGTACAGACGAAGTATTACTTTATACCGATGCAGATTTAACTGTAGCAGTTGACGGTACTGCACACGATGCTTATCCATCGTCAGGCGGTGTAATACAAGGATACAGTCCATTTGCTAATTTAGATTTTGATAACTTTAGAAATAATATTATCCCTGCAGAAACAGGTAAATTTAATTTAGGTTCATTTACAAAACAGTGGAAAGAATTACACGTCGAACCTAAAAGCGATGTACCAGGCAGTGAGAATAATGGTTTATGGTTAGGACTTGCTAAAGTTGAAGGTATCGGAACTGTAATTAATCTTCCAGTTGATTCGACTGTAGACGGAACAAAAATTATTGATCTAGATAAAACTTTCTTTAAGGAAGTGCAAGTAGATAACGGAAACGCAGTTGTAGCAGATGAATTTGTTGATAGTTTAAATTTAATTAGCGGCACTGCTATGCAACTTACTGTAGACAGTGGAGCAGAGAGTGTAACATTTACAAACACAGGTGTAACACAACTAGCAGGTAGCACAGGTATAAGTGTAAGTGCAGGCACAGGAAATATTACATTAACTAACACAGGTGTTACAAGTCTAGGAAATGCTAGTACGCTACCTACAGGACTTCCAGTAGGATCAGGTATTGCAAGAGATAACACTACAGGTGTTGTCACTATGACAAATACAGGTGTCATTGATCTTGATGACGGATTTGGTATTACACTTTCAAGAGATGATGCAACTGGTATTGTTACAGTAACCAATGCTGCTCCGGCAGTTAATACATTTGGAACATTTGCAGTCCAAGGACAATCAGATATACAACCTGATAACACTTCAGATACATTAGAAATTGTTGCAGGGTACGGAATAGGAATTAGTACAGACGGTGTTAATGATAAAATTACTTTTGCTTTTGATCCTAATGTGGACATTAATGGTAGTGTTTTTGCTGATGACAGTACGTTGCTTGTTGACGGTGTTATGGGTAGAATTGTTGCTGATGTTTATGCTAACGTATTTGGTAATGTTACAGGTAACGTAACAGGTGATGTTACAGGAAACACAACAGGATATCACACAGGTGATGTTACAGGTAGTGTATTTGCTGATGATAGTACAAAACTAGTTGACGCTGTTGATGGTACTTTTAACTTAGATGGATCAGTAAGTAGTAACATTATTGCAGATCAAGACAATCAATATGATTTAGGATCTAGTTCACTACAATATAAAAACTTATTCCTATCGCAGCACATTGAAATGGGTGGAAATATTGTTGCCATTGGTAATGTAACAGCAGCGAATGTAACTGGTAACTTGTTAGGATATCATACAGGTGATATGACGGGTTCAGTATTTGGCGATGACAGTACAAAACTAGTAGATGGTGCTGAAAGTAAAATTGTAGGTCCAGTTGAATCAGACAATATTAGAGGATCATTTATAGGAACAGTGTTTAGTGATGACTCATCTGTAGTTATTAATGAAGAAGGTACAGTGTTAGGAACTATTGCACCAGGTGCAGCGGCTCCGGCTTCAGAAACAGAAGCAGCACCTGTAGGTGAAATTAGAGTTGATGACAATTATGTCTATGTCCGCAAGAGTGCGGGCTGGGGCAAAATTGCAATCGGCGGTTGGGTATAGGAGCGGATAGATGGCAAAACTTACAGTAAACATTGGAACATCCGCAAACGATAGAACAGGCGATAATCTACGTACTGCCTTTAACAAAATCAATCAAAACTTTGATGAAGTATATATTGGTCCACCGCAACTTACACAGACTGAGATAGATGCTCTTACACCAGTTTTTGGTATGATGGTTTATAATACAACATCAGGAAAGTTTCAAGGTTATGCTGCAGATGCTAATAATGATAGCACAGCAGGGTGGGCGGATCTCCACTAAATATACATATAGGAAAGAAAAATGGCAACAATACAAACAATTAATGTAGGAAATTTAGTAAACGACGGATTAGGTGATGATCTAAGAACAGCGTTTCTAAAGGTAAATGCTAACTTTTCTGAACTTAATACAGGGCTTACTATAACAGCGTCAAACAGTGGGTTAGGTGCAGGTGTATTTAAACAGAAATTAAATAACGATTTACAATTTAAATCTCTTGTAAGTGGAACTAAAATATTAATTGAAGAATCTGCAGATTTTCTTACTGTTAACACTACACAGGAAGATGCGTTTATAAGATTTGACACTGATAGCGGTAGCATGTTAGCGTCAACTCACGAACAAATCACACTACAAGGAATAGCAGCGCCAGGCTCAGAAACCGGTTTAAAAGATATAGAAGTAACAACGTCTGGAAGTTCTGTCAATTTTAAAACAGTAATTCCTGTAACTGAATATTTGCAAACTTATGATTTTGGTTCAATCAATGGAGTATATCAAAACGCAATACAGTTAGCAATGCAGACAGCAAATATAGATTTTGGAACACTAACATTTACATCAGATATCGACCTCGACTGTGGCGATCTAACCTAGGAGGATAACCACAAATGGCAGTGACATGGACAACGCCAGCAGGAGACCTAGGAACACTTGAAGAAAGAA